CTCAAATATGTTTCCCCACTTGGTGTTGGCAATGGGTTTGTAAAATCGGGCCGTTGCCCCGTGGTTGTAAACCTCATAATTTCCACATCTGGGTATGTTACCAATTCAAGATTTGCAATCTCCGTCAACATATCGTATTGGATGGATTGGATTTTGTAGTAATTCGATGAAATGGCGATGGTGTCGTTCAATTCAAGGTTCAACCACTCCCCTACGGGTAACACGGCGGTCATTTTAACCACCCTTGATTGCGTTGAATACATACGGGTAAGGTATTCCGTCCAATACAAATCATACATCGTTTTGGTGGGTGCATCACCACGCAATGACAATTCTAATCCAAACGCATTTGAATAACTATTTGAAAGGGTTGGGTAATCGGAATATGGTGTCATCAACGGCATCACATATTGGATGTTGTTGTTGAAATACCACACATCCGACACCGATTGTTTGCCTCCGTAGTAAAACAAGGTATAATCTTGTTGAACGGGTTTGAAATCGGTATCCAAAAACACGGGGATGTTCAATTCCGTTTTACGCACTATTTGCCCATTCAAATTGACTTGGTTCATCGCCTGGGGTGCAATCACATGGAATGGTGTTTCAATGTTAAATTCATCCGTGGGATAATCAATTAACGGCATGAACTTGATTGATCCGTATTCCCGTTTGTTGATTTGTTTGTAGTACGCATTTGCCAAGCAGGTTGATTCTTGGTGTTCCATACTCACATGGCGTGGTATTGGTAATTTGTCGTGCTGAATGTCCTTAATATCCACATACGATGTCCAATTCTTTGTTGTTCCCAACGCCAACCAATCCGCCAAATTGTGGATTTCAATTGTCTTTTCACCCGTTGGAACTAATATGCAGTTGAAACCTTGCAACACCCCATTGATGAAATCTTTGATGGGTTTTTGTGGCATGGCATCTTCCATGCGGATGCTCGTTCCGTTAATACCTTGTGGGGCTTTGTAACACTTAAAAGTGATGGCAATTGTTGACCAACCACCCGTTGCACGATAACGCACCGAAACCACATCCCCCGAATTTAATCTTTGGTTGAAACTTGCCCCCACCGCTGCCGATGTTGTTGTAAATATCAATTGACTTGGTGCAAATTCTTTACGCCCGTTTAGGAAAAAGGCGATTTCCAAACTTTGCAACGCAACACCTGGGGCAATAATACTCAACACATCCAATGAAAACTGATAATAACCCCCTCGGTTACAAGTGTAATCCCCCGTTGTATTGTTGTAGTTCCCCGATGGGTTTGAAACGATGGTTGGGAATATCAATTGGGCGTATGTCAATACTCCCGATGTTGCCGTAAATGTTTGTGGTGAATTGGAAGCATGGCAAGTTCCTGGCAATGTGTATTCGGGATCGTACAATGGCCCCGCCGTTTGCATTGGCAACACATACAAATCATCCATTTCGGGCCTTGTAAGGAATGAACCCGTCAATGTGTATCCAATATCATTGCTATTGAATGCAGTAACCAACATTTCACGAAGGCGAATCGCGGGGCGTAAATCATCCACCTCAACACCCCTTGGTTTTAAGATGTTTCCGTTTACTCCCGTCAATGTGGAATATCTCCATTGTTGGTTGTAATCTGCAATCGGCCATAAAATATCACCACCCAATAAATTTTGATCCCATGAACTCAATATGTTTGTGTAATTGGCCGTGTGTTCGTATTCACTCCAATCAACTTCGTTCATCAATGTTTCGCCCCACGCATCCAACAATTTTTTGGTCGTGCCGTAAAAAATAATGTTGTACAATTGTGGCAACCCATCCTTGAATTTACAACCAATCAATTCAACACGACCTTCAAATACGGGTAATCCGTTGATGAATATGGTTGCGTTTTTACCAATGTTGGGATTCCAACCCACGATGACCATGTTTTCATCAAACCAATTGGCAAAGATTTGGTTGTTAGTGTCCGATGCGGGTATTTGGAAATCTTGGGTGTAATCTGTCCAAATGGTGGCAAGGTTCATCAAGTCCTTTAATTGCCTTGTAAGGGGTACGGATTCATCTTGGAATAAATCCACGGGTACTTGGTAACTGAATGTACCGCCCAACGCTTCCAACTTTTCAATGCAACATTCTTGGCCTTCAATAAATCCCGATGCCGTGCGTTGGTTGTACGCCAACATTATTGGCCCGATGGTATCGGTGTTACTATCTTGGATGGATAATGAAAATCTAATTGCCATTATCGTACTATCTTATTAATTTTTGGTTGGTTGTATTCCATTTGAATGGTGTACAAAATCAACTTTTCGTTTATGCGGGTTTTCTTTTCAAATGTGGTATCAATAATCCTTGCCGACAAAACTTGTGGGCCGTTCACCAATACATTCACCGAATAAAAAATTTGCTCAACCACATCAACATCGTTTTGCGTGATCCAATCCGTGTTTACTGTCATCACCTGGGTACTATTAACCAAATAAGGTGTGGTAATTGGAACGCCGTATGTCCATGATTGTGCAAGGTCGGTTTGTTTGTAAATCGGTTGTGAATACTTTTCACCGCTGATTTGGTTCGTGGTGCGGTGTACTCCGTTAAACAAGAACGAATCATACACCCCGTATTTGTTTAGGAACAAAACATCTTGTTGGCCGTACTTATTTTCACACACAAAATTCAATGGAATCACAATATCATCCCCCGCCTTTACAAAAGTTATGTTGGTTGATGCCGATACTCCACCCGCTGCCAACAATTGTACAATCTCAATACCTTGGATGGCGTTTGCACTTAACCCACTCACCGCGTTTGGCGTGATGGTTGCACTCCCACAAGTGATTGAAGTAACCACAGTTGCATCGTACCACAAATAAGCCGTGGTTGTTTCTGCGGTGATGGTAACTTGTGTTTTGTCCGTGTAAACCACTTTTGAAAATCCATCGTTAAACCCTTCCGATGTGTAAGTGTAACCCAATGTAGCCAAAACAACATTGGATGTCGCATACGCCGTGTATGTGGTTGTAACGCCTACTAAATACACCCCACGCACTTTAACGGCAACACGCATTGCCCCATTCCCTATATTTGGTTTGTATGTGCCGTTGATTAAATAATCCTCGGTCAACATTTGTTCTACCAATTTGTGAATGTCAATCCATCCACGCCCACTTCCATATTGGTCGGGTTTGCGGTTAATTGTCCAATTGGGTGAACCTGGGATTGTGGTTGTGCCACTCCATACATACACATCGCATTGATAATAGAATGAATCTGCGGTGTATAACGCATCGTAAAATTGGTAAATCAATGGGGATTTTGCCCCACATATCGCACTTGGTTGTTCGTTGAATGTCATCGTTTGAATCTTGCTTTTATGTCTTTGGCCATTGCCGTGGTTAATGCCTTATTGAATTGTGGTAATATCTCCTTTCGTGCCATTGTAACAAATGGGAATGGTTCAATACCAAAGTGTTTAATTTTTCTGTTCATCATGAATCGCATTGCGTTTTCATCGGCCTTGCCTTTGAATCGCCCCGTTCCCATATCCCGTGGTTGAATGCGTTTCATCTTTGTCCAATTACGCATCGATGCCAACGGAATGCCCTTGCCTGGCTTTCTTCCGTTCTGCACATAATCGGCGGTCTTATTCATGGTAATACCCATGTTTAACCCTTTGGGTGCGGGTTGAATAGAGTTCACCAATTGCCCAGATGCCACATAATTACCACGGAATGTCTTTTTGGATACGGAAATGGGTGTCCAACCTTCACCAACCTTTTTCCATTTGGCACGGATAGAAGTTCGTGGGCGTTTTACCTCCAATAAGGTACGACACGCAATCGCCCATTTGTTGGAATACTCCGCAACAACTTGTTCGCTATTTTTATACGCAATCGCCATCCGTAACCCAAGGGTTTATCAATTCGATTCCAACTGTGATTTGGTAACCCGCCAATACTGAATCCAATGTTTCCACAAATGGTTGAAAAGTAATGGGGCGTATGTATTGGATTTGGTTGTAATAATCTTGTTCCGTGCGCCACAACCCCTTTGAAAATCTTACATACAAATCTTGTAGGATGTTCGCGTAGTTTTGATTCTCGGTGTATCCGTATTGGCTGTATTCGGTGATTAAATTTTCTTGTTCGTTTTCCGTTTTCAAGAAGTTCACCCTATCCGCCACCATGATATTCATTTGGATGGTTGCAACCGATTGAATTGAACAATGCATCAACGGGAATACCAAAAATGCCTTAAAATCAAATTCGGTTAATGTGCCGTGTGAATAGTTCCACCCCTCCAAATCGGCAATGTCTTTCATCACCTCAAATGCGGTGCCAATGTGATTATTGTTCATCGTTGTTTAATTGCTTTTTGTTCCATTTTCGCAATGTCGCTTTCGTAAGCGATCCACATACAAGCGGAGTGAATGGGTTTTGTATAAACTTCTTCAAGGTTAAGGAAACTTCGGTTAGCAAGTCGGTAGACCATTCCAAACCATCCCCATTTTTCGGTAAGTCGTACTTCATCGACACTTCCCCCCTCCTCACCATCGCCAAATACTTCTGGGTAGAATTCAACAAGTCGATTCCTAAACTCCAAAAAAAAAGCAACGCACCAAACGCCGTGTTGCAATCCATGTCCTTAAAATCTGCGTTCAACTCCGCATTGTACGGGGCAATTTCATACCTTCCGTTCTGGCCTTCTTTGGTAATGGGGCGGTATAAAACCGATAACACCTTCCAAATATCATTGGGGGTTTTTTGGTATGTTTCAATGTCGATAAATTCACCCGTTGACAATTCATCCATGTTTGGGATGAATCCGTATTTGATGCCGTTCATTTTGAACCTGGGTGTGAACACGGGTTTAGATTCCAACATTTTGGAAATCTTAATCACACAATCTTTGAGGATGTCAAATGGGATGGCCTTTACCTCACTCATGGTCAATTCACAAAAGATGGCAACCGATTCCAACTGCCTTTGTGTTTCATCCATATCGGCCTTCAATTCATTGTACGCCAACATTTGATGCAACTTGACATCCTTCAACTCCGTGGGTACAATGATGGTTTTTGTTTCAATCATATACCCATAAAACGCCAATAATGGCGATTGTTTATACTAATCGTTCATGTAGTATGGTGTGAACCTGGGCGTGATACCTTTGCATCTCCTTATCGGTTACCAAAATATCCGTGAATTCCCGAACTGATGAAATGATGGTGGAATGGTCAAGGTGTGAAATGTTGCCAATCTCCATAAAAGTCATGTTTAATCTTTTTCTGCAAATGTGGTTGAACATATGACGGGCATACATGGGTTTGCGCTTCCTTGACTTGGTGATAATTTGGTCGGGTGTCATGTCCATTACCTCACAAATAACCCGTAACACTTCACCCCAGGTGGTGTAATTGTTGTTGATGTCGGTTTTGGGTTGCACAATCTCCCGTTTCAACATTTTAATTTCGCGGTCGTGTTGCATCTTATTTTCAACCACCAACAATCGCAGTCGTTTAATTTCTTGTTTGAGGTCGTGTATTTCTTGATAATGACTTGTCATATTTGATCCTCCAATCTTTCTTCAAATTCCAACATAGTTATTTCGTCACAATAAATTGGCCCGTGTTCTCCGACATCAAAACTCCAGGTGTTAAATTCTAATAATTCAATAGCAACATCAACATCCATTTGGCGGGATACAATTTCAATCATTTTTTGTTTGGAATAAATAATTCGTTGGGCAATTGCATCAATCCCAATCATTGCTTCATCAAATCCATCCGCTTTTAAGTAATTTGTCATTAAGCAAAGATACAAATCCACATGAAATAAACAATGGGGTCATTAAGCCCCCGCTGCAATCCTGTATTCGGTTGGTACTTTCTTCACACATTCGCTTCCGATTGGCATTGTCCACGCATCGTTGTATTCGTTCGTGTCATCGGCTGGGTACATATCGCCACCCCAAATGGTGTTGATGAAAAATTTGGGTTCTTTAATACCCTTACCGCAACAAGCACAACTCCCGTAAAAACTTTCGTGATTTGCGGAATACTTTTCTTGG